CTCTGCTGTCTTTGGGACGAAGAACAAACGGTTGCCTGAAACTATCTCGTGTCCAAACTTGGTATCCCTCTGCATTTCTGCTAAGGACCACGTGTCAGACTCGACGATAGCCGCCCTGTAAAGGGCTAGCAGGTACGGATGGGTCGCCGTGATGCGGGAGTTGAAGAGCTTCGTATAGAAGCTTTCATTCCAACACTTTAGGCTACTCCCCGGACCTACCGTAAACGTTCGGCGGATATACTCCAAATCGAACGTCTCGTCGCACGGTCGCATGCATTTTAGAACATTATCCCGGAAGTAATCCCAGAATACTGAGTCATGCTCCGATTCTACAGGGAACTCAAACGGACCGGTTGCAATGCCTTTGTTTATAGCCTTGAATTTCTCCAAGGCCTTAGCGTTGGCTTCAGCACTCATGCCGTTCGGCTCTAGCTTCTTATAGAAGCTCCTGTAGAGCATCTGTGCCCTAACCTCTTCAAGCCCCATGTCAGACGACAGAGGAGCTCCAGGGTGGTTTGGACAAGCGCTAGCGATATCAGACAGAAAAGCATCGTAAAGACCCTTATAGGGGTACATTTCGTTCCTTCCACTATGAACGGGAGTTCAACACTCTCGTCCGTCCTGTCATCAATTAAGAGGCCAACCCGCACGTCGTAGGAGCATATATCTTTCGATAGATGCTCGACAGCACGAACAAATGGCTGAGTTAACAACCACTCATCCATGCTGTACTCACTGTCATTCGCACTTCTCAGGCGTCTGACGGTGAAAACTTCGTGACGAGCGAACCAGCTCGGGTAGGTCACTGTAGCTTTTGGCTACAGCGTCCCTGACACACCCGTGTCGCCAATGCCAGCGGATTGCTGGACAAGGGCGCCGAAGTGAGCAGAGAGCCCAGCTCGAACATTGACAGGATCCGCAGTATCCGCACCAGCAGGAACTTCGATCATCGTAGTGATGACCATGTTCTTGTAGGCTTGGCCTGCGAGCGGTAGGACGCCTTTCCGAGTGATCACCTTGTAGGTGTTCGTCGGAACTTTCGTCAGTACGCCGGTCACCGGGTTGACGGGCGCAAGAACCTGAGGGTTCTGCGGCCGAAACATGGCGATCGAGAACGGCGCAGACACAGTGTGGGCAACCGCACCTGTCTGCGTACCACCCAGGGCCGTAACCACCCACTGCTTCGCATTGATGTTCGGCGGAGTATCCGCGACCACCGTGTACGTCGGAGAGGTGAGGCCGGTCTGGGCTTGCCCCGTGATGGGGCTCGTAATGGAAAAGGTCATGATGGACCAACTTTCAATTGAGGGTTTGAGATCTCCCGACGGGCCGC